TCGCAATTGCGACTATCAAGCCTATTAGGGCCAGGATTAGCACGCAAGCCGTTATGCGGCTTAGTGCTCTCTCAATTTGGTCTTCGCTCATGCCTCGCCCCCTTCCAATGGCAACTCACTGGCGGGGCCGCATATCCTGACTGACTCCCGAATACGGTAGACGACCTCCTCGAGCGTCTCACGTCGCAGCATTTGCTTCCAACGCTCCTCTAAATTTTGAATAGCGCCCTTTCTCGTTTTCGAGGTTCCAGCGCCTACCGTGCGGCCCGTTTCAAGCTCCGTAGCGACCCAATGCGATCCGTAGAGATATTTTCGCTTATCTACACCGAATTGGATGCCGTGCATCTCGATTATGTAGCCTTCGACTTCGCGCCGGTGGCCGGTTCTAGTCGCAATACTGTAATTTCCTTTTTCCATTTTCATAATTCTAAATTTCTATTTCTGTTTCTATCGTTTCGCAATCGTGAAGCAATCCGAGTCCAAAATCCTTGTGGATTTCATCATATGCGGTTCTGACATCGTCCATTGACCCGAAGAATTTCGGGGCGCTGATTGTCACGGAGCTGAATTGCCCGTGATTATTGTAATAATCGTGGCCTAATCTAATTGTGTATTGCTTAATCTTCATAGCTTGTCCTTTCGTTATTTGCCCATTATTAGGCACCCCAAAACCCCGCAAGTCTAAGTTGCGAGGCAATGGGGTTTGGTTTACCCTTAGAATTGCTGGATGAGAACCCCTTCTTCAAGCTCAATCAGTTGAGTTCTGTCTCTCAAGTAATTCAACGCGCTTTCGTTGCCGTCTTCCTCAGTCATAGACTGCCACCCCTTGGGCTCGTATTCCCTCGCCGCCTCAAGAGCGGACTCATACTCGGCCCACTCGCAACAGATTGCAATCGGATCGTATTCAATTTCCTCTCCTAAATCTTCGAACAATTCGTCGTAATATTCGAATAAGGCGCATAATGCCTCATGCGAGAACTGGTCTTTGCGGCTTTCGGGCCATTCGTTTAAAAACATGCTTTTAGTAATTTTGGTAATCATTGTTTCAATCTCCTTTTAGTTGTTGTTATTTGGTGTTAGTTCTTTGTGAACTACTCCTCTATTTGAAACCCTTCCCAATAAGAGGAGCCGAAAACGTTTTCAAATCCATAGTATGAAAGGAGATCGGATACTTTATGCGAGAGCGGATACTTACGCCACTCCTCAAGGGTCGTTCCAACGAATTGCATGACCTCCTCAAATTCGCACCAACCAAATTCTGACTCAACGTCTATATTTTTAGAGAATGAACAACGGTCGAACTGAATATATTCGCCGTTGTCATTTACTCCAATGCCGTAGACAAAAAGGATCTCGTTTCCTATTTCCTGCCATGCGAGACCGTATTCAAATAGCGCAGTTGATATATCGACGTCGGTACCCTCAAAGCCGCTTTTTTCAAGCTTCGCGATTGAGTTCAGATTCTCGACGTGTTGCGGATTGTTTTCTACTGTGTTGTTCATATTATTGTTAGTTGTTAGTTGTTATGGATTAAATTTTAGAGCTGGAGCAATTGGAAAAGGTAAATTCACCCTGTTGAGTCAATTGCAAATCAATTCCGTATTTTGAACAATGAACCCTGGCTGCGCGCTCAGCGTCGAAACAATCGAAAGCGCGAACTACAAACTCCCGTTCGACCAGTTCGCCGTTTTCTAAAATTAAGGTGTTCACCTTGTAGAATCTATTAATCATTTTGTTCATGAATTGTTGAGATTTGAATTTTTAAAAGAGCCTCAATTTTACCGAATGGTGAAAACGTGTCAAATTTATTTTCAACTATCTTTCAAGGGTAGCAATGGCAACGAATCACCCTTTGCTTGTCACCCATGCGTTGCCACAATTCAGTGGTGACCGGCAAGTGGTTATGATAGCAGATTGATAACACCCCCACGGGTACACAACGGGGTGGGGGGTCGCATTGAGCTGTCGCAACGTGGCATGGTACCTATCATTCACACACTCAACGGTTTACAAATAGTCATGTTCACATGTATTGCTACATATGTTCTGTGTATGACCACGCTTATGATTGCGTATTGTCCGGTACTCGTTCCGCAGGCTACACTCCGTTCCGATAATAATCCGTTACGTGTCTCGCTTCGCTTGCACTTACGTATTATATAGTATGTAGGGTTGTTTGTCAAGACTAAAGTGTTATTATCAACTGTAGGTTGAATTATTTCTTGACAGGGTTGAATTACTGTGATATAATGTGCGGCGTTATGAAGGATGACAAGTACGTGTTGCTTGAGCGTTTAATGAGTATGGAGGGTGGGTTAGACCCGAGGACTGGTCGTAGAGTTATGTCACAGGAGTTGTGGGAGAGCTTGATAGAGGACGAGATGCGTGACTTGTATGGCCCTGCAAGGTATGAAACGTGGGACAAGCTAGATTGGTGTAAGGTTAATGATTAAGCTTGTGCTAAAGCCCGATGTCTACCCCTGTTCATTCATCATATGGGGTGGCAGTAAAGACTATGGGGGGTTCGTTGACGCCATGGTCAAAGAGGGGGCTAGTGTAAAGGAAATAGAGGAGCAGGTTGGAAATTTAAAAACTTGCGAGAACACTGCTGGCTTTAGGCTTGACCTGGGAATAGTGCAAGGCATATTTGTTAAGGAAGCATTGAAATGGTCTACGGTGGACACATATGCCCATGAGTCATACCATGCTGTAGTTGGAGCCGTGGAATACTTGGGACTAGAGGGACAAGAGGCTGGGGCTTACTTGATGGACTATTTGATAAGGGAGATTACGAAAAGTAAGACTAGATGAATAGGGAAGGGATAGAAAGAGTTAGGGAAATCATTGCTCGGCCAATAAGCGAGGATGTGTTCTCCAACCCAGTGTGGCGAATCAGCAACCTATACACTTGCATAACCAAGGAGGGTGTAGAGGTTCAGTTTGTTCCTAACGATGCCCAGTGCGACGTGCTTAATGAGGTGTTCTTGGAAGGACACAAGCGTGTGCTTATACTTAAGGCTAGGCAGCTTGGAATGTCAACCCTCATTGCCATTATTGGCTTAGACTATGTGCTAACTCACGAGAACAGTACGTTCAACATCCAGTCTCACAATGACGAGGCAGCAAAGGATCTGTTAAGGGAAAAGGTTATCCAGCCCTTTAACCAGCTAGATGATTCCTTGAAGGCTACGGTTGACGTGGTTAACAGCAACTTAAACGAGTTGGTGTTTAGCCCAGTATGGAAGATTAGGTCTAAGGTTAAGATTAGGGGTGGTACAAGTCAGGTGTTGCACATATCGGAGTGGGGCAAGGTTGCTGCCAAAGACCCCATTAGGTCTGAGGAAATTCTTACCGGTGCTTTGCCTACCGCTGGTCAGGGGGCCATAGTCTTTATTGAGTCTACCTATGAGGGTGGACAAGCTGGGCACTTCTACAATCAAGTGGTGCAGGCGATGAACACCACGGATGAGCACATTACGGAAATGGACTTTAAGTTTCTGTTCTATCCCTGGTACGATGACTCAAGTTATCGAATGGTGGGCAATGAGTCGCTGCTTACTCAAAGCACAATAGATTACTTTGCGGAACTAGAGAAGCGATTAGGCAGAAAGTTTTCTGTTCCCCAGAAGATATGGTGGCAGAAGCAAAGCGACCTTCTTGGCTTGTTTATGGGACGAGAGTTTCCGTCTACGCCAGAAGAAGCAATGGCTGCCCCTGTCGATGGTGCCATATACGCTGACATACTAGAGGTTGTCAGGAGAAAGGGTCACTACCGGAACGATCTGCCAGCCAGTAAGGAAGTGCCGATATGGGCGGTATGGGATTTGGGTTTCCGAGACTACACAGCTATATGGCTAGTGCAGTGGGATGGCGTTACGCTTAAGTGGCTATGGTTTACCCAGGGTAGTCAGAAGCAGACTAGGGAGTATGTGTCTGAACTTGCCATGTCGGGCTACGAAGTGTACGGTCACATCCTGCCGCATGATGCTGCGTACATGGACAAGACTGGTACCAAGAACTATGTTATGGAGCTGCGTGATTGTGGCGGTAACAACATCAAGGTGTGTCCCAAGACTAGGGATGTGTGGCGTGGTATTAACAACTTGAGAAGTTTGCTACACAAGTCCTATTTCTATCGCCCCAACATGGAGGATGGGCTTAAGATGTTGCAGCAGTATAGGGCTAAGAAGAACGATGCTGCTGGCATACTAGGCACTGTACCTGTTCACGATTTTACTTCTCACGCTGCTGATGCTGCTAGGTATGTAGCAGAAGGCATCGAGCATGGCTTGTTAAACACAACGGTCGGGTACACTCAAAACAAACGCAAAGGGCCGGTCCGTGTTGAGGAACCCGTTAATGGCTTTTAATTATGACAAATATAAGAGACATAAAGGAAGAAGACGTAGAGGAGTTGGTGGACTTAGCTAAGAAAGACGGCCACGGACTTTGGCGACCAACTAGCATTATTGAGGTAGACGGAAAGATTAAAGGCAGTTTGTCAATTGGTGGAGTGCCGCTAATCACTGCGTTTATTTCCAAGGAAGTTGACTCACCCTATGTATTCCGTGAGGTTATGAAGCAGGGCAAGAACACAATATCTAATGCGGGATTCCAGGACTACTTAGTGGCCCTGAATGATGACAGTCCAGCATTTAAGTTTATGCCCAAATTCGGGCTACAACCTTATCAGTCAGTTATGTGGTATGGGCAAACACAATAGATTTACAGATGACAAGTATGCGGAATACGCCCTTCGCATTCACAAGAAGGACGCATCACAAACAATACCCAAGATAGCATCTGCGGTGTTTGGTGTTAGTCTTAGCTATGCCCAGCAGAAGGCTTGGGACTGGATGAAGCATGCTGAGTTTATTCGCGAGAAGGATAGGCTTGAGCAGATTGAAACATCCACCGATCCCATGACTAAGGATGAGAAGCTTATCCAGAATCGGGTGCTAATCGACGAGGCTTACCGGATCAGGGACAAGGAAAACTACATAAAGCTAGTGCGTATGGACAATGAAATGCAGGGGCACACAAGGTCTGATGAGCAAGGGGATGCAAAGTTGCAGCAAGGCAACGCCCTTATTGGCGAACTCATGAAGCAGTTGCGGGACAAGAACAAGAACATAAAGCAAGCCGAAAGAGTTATAGACGTCATTGAGGAATAGTTTTTTGTTTTTTTACTTGACAATTATTGTACAATAGTGTATAATGCTCGGCAACTTTTATCACTATGGGCAATCTTATAGCACAAGCAGTAGTACCTTTAATCTTTAAGGGTGCTGGCGCAAAAGCAATCGCTGCTGTCGGGACTGGTTTAAATGTTGCTGGAATTGCAGGAGCATCATCTGCTGTTACAGCTTCAGTAATGAAGGGGGCTGCACCAAAGCCACCAGCTACGCCAACTCAAATAAGTCAAGCACCTACAGTAATAGCCGCTGGTGAACAAGCCAAAAAATACGAAGGCGACAATCAGATGGACCTGCTTAGTACAATTATAGCTGGGCAGGATAAAAGAAAAAATAAATTAGGATAATGCCTCAAGAAGATTCATCAAGGGCGAGAGCCATCCTTGCTGACTTCAACGACTTTCCAGAAATGGAAAAGTGGAAGTCTTACGCAAACAACATAGCAATTTATGGAGAGGAGCGTAAGTCTGGACAGATTGGTGGTCGTACCGCAGGTCAGATTGACAGCACTCGCATATTTGACACTACGTTCCGTGATGCCCTAGAGGTGTTTAGTGCTGGCATTGTGTCAGACCTGACTCCACAAAACGAGCGATGGCTAGAGCTTGAGTCACAGAGCTTTGACCCAGAGGTTGTTGAAAGCGAACGCATGTTCTATAACGGTGCGTCAGATCGCATTCGCACTCGCATTGGTCAGTCCAACTTTTATCGTGCATTCCATGAGGCAGTGCATAGTGGCGGCATGTTTGGCACGTTCTGCTTGGCTATGATGCCATCCAAGAAACGTGCGTTTAACTTTGTAGAAATTCCATTTGGCAAGTTTAGATTCCGTGAAGATGAAGACGGGTATGCCACCACGGTCTTTCACGAGTGGGACGGCAAGACTGCTGAACAAATTTACGCCTATTTCAAGGAAGACATAGAAGACGGTAATGCAGAGCTTCCAGAAGTTATCATGGACGCAATGAAGGCCGAACATCCTTCTGCTCGCAATAAGAAGTTTACAATCATTCACATGGTTAAGCCACGGCTAGGGTCCGAGGGCAACATACCGGCTGCACCAGAGAACCGTCCGTTCGAGTCGGTCTACATTTGCAAGGAAAGCAGCAGCACAATCCTAGACAACGATGGTCTGTACTACCAGCCCTACATTGTTACACGCATACTTAAGAGCAGGCACGACGCAGGCTTTGGTCGCTCTCCCGGCACACAAGCATACCCAACCGTTCGCGTGTTGAACCGTGCTATACGGGACATTAGTGTAGCGGTTGAGAAGGGTGTACGTCCTCCAATGCTAGTACCCAAGGATAGTTCTTATCGAAAGGACGACCGTGCCGGTGGGGAAATCATGTTTGATCCACACACTCCCAATGGCGTACCCCAGCCATACATTGTTCCGTTTAACATCCAAAGTGTTGACTGGTTTGTTCGTAGACTAGAAGGTCAAATTCGTTCTGCATTCTTCAATGAAATGTTTAAGTTCTTTACTCAGCAGGACATTGCTACTACTGAGAAGACAGCATTTGAAGTTCAGATGCAGGCGGAAGAACAGCTTAAACTTTTTACCCCAATCTTCCAAAACATTGTAGACGAGTGCCTAAGTCAGGTTATTGAAAACGTGTTTATCCAGATGTCTTTAGTCGGAGACTTTGATGACTTGCTTGAAGAGTCAGAGCTTGAAGACATTAGCAATTTTAGCGTAGTATACAACAGTCGCATTGCATTAGCAGTTAAGTCACAACGTACACAAGGTCTGGTTAGAGTGGCACAAGCCGCACAAATGATAGAAGCGTTTGTTCCAGGTGCTGGTGCAAGATCCCTTGACTGGGAGCGTGGACTAAAGGAAATTGCCATTAACTCTACGGTGCCTGCCGAAATTGTTAATGATGATGCTACGATAGATCAGCTTAAGCAACGCGATGAGCAAATCGCAATGCTTACTCAGCAGTTGCAGCAATTGCAAATGGCTGGGCAGGCCGTCTCTCAAATGAGCGGTGCTGGTCTTTAATTTATGGAAAAAGGAGAGAAGGACTTAGTTAAAGCATACCAAGAATGCTTTAATAGTGATTACGGCGAAACTGTTCTGGAGCACCTTAAGGATGTTTGCAGAATGAATCAGTTTGGCGTAGACCCGAATGTAACCAATGACGAGCTTAGAAGCTACCACTTACTAAGCCGAATCGTCAACTATATTGAGTACATGCGAGGGCTTGAAAACTTTCAAAGACCCGAAGTGGATGGTCCATTTCGGATAATCAACGAAGAATAATGCCTACAAAGAAAACAGCAAAAAAGGTTACCAAAAAGGTAGCCACTAAAACTGCGTCTAAACCGAAGGGTCCGACGCTTGAAGAAAGACTAGCCATGCCCATTGAGGAGGCTTATCCCGATGCTCCAGGACTTTGGAGTTCTCACGGGGATAAGGATCCTAACTTTGTTACTTGGCTAAATAAAAAATACCCTGAAGATTATGAGGCTAGGTATAAGCATCGCTATACCATCCTTGATAGTCGAGAAAAAGAAAGCGGCCCATCGCTTACTAAGCAGTGTGTTGAAGCCCAAAGACGTGGCTTTGCAGATGCTAAATCTCGTGCGGGATACAGTGCCAATGAGCATGGCTACGAAGGCTTAGTTAAGCATGAGTATAATGTTGGGTATGAAAACGGGGGAGGTGCAGTGTGAGCGAAGAAACAGCAAACCCACTCGCGGCAGAAACAACAAAAGCACCAGCAACCGAGCAAGTTGAGGCGGCACCCGCCGCCCCTGCGGAACCAGTTGCTACAACAAACTTGAAAGAGTTTATCGGTGATGACTTGTCGTTTAAGGAAAACATATTTGACAGACTGCCCTTGGAAGAGGGAGAGAATGTTGATAAGTATAAATCCCTTGGCGATAAGTTTAACTCAGTTGGTAGCCTGGCTAAGTCCTACCTTAACTTAGAGCGAATGCTTTCTAAGGAAAAAATGCCCATTCCCACAGACAATGATGGCGATGAAGTATGGGACCAAGCTTATAAGGCATTGGGCAGACCGGAGTCTCCTGATGGTTATCAGGCACCAGAAGGCATAGACCCAGAGGCAAAGGCAGCAACCGATGCTATCTTTCATGAGGCTGGACTTTCGCAACGTCAGGCATCTAGGCTTTATGGTCAAATTGCCAAGGCACTTGAAGACAATGCCAGCAACCAACAGGAGCAGTCTACTCAAAGCGTAGAGCAAGCAGTTCAATCGCTAGAGGCAGACTTTGGTCCACGAGGTGGTGATGGCTACCAACAAGCTTTAGATAAGGCTCAAGTAGTTGCAAAGCACTTGGGGTTGGATGTTGCTGACTTCTGGACTATGCCTGGTTTTGCATCTCGCCTAGCGTCTCAGTATGATACGTTGATGGGATCTAAGATTAGGGGTGTTGAGAATACTAGCATAACGTCAGCTCAAAGCATTGATGAGCAGATTCATGACATTCAAAACAACCCGTCCAATCCTTACTACACTGCATACCGAGACGGAGATCGTGCTGCTCACCAAAAGGTGTTAAAGCTTTTTGAGGAAAAGTCATCACTAGCTCTTGGGTAATTATTTAAAATTTTACTTGACATTTTAAATAAAATGGTGTATAATATGCGGCATTCCAATCAGACAAGCTTTATGCCCTGTGTCGGAAGCCCCTGCCAGTGTTGACTGGGAACAGGAAATAAACCTGAACTATAACAACTAATTATATTACAATATGTCCTCACAATATCCTAACGCATTCTCACAAAAGTTTGCTTCGGACGTACATATTCAGTATCAGCAGGGAGCTTCTCGTCTTAAGGGTAAGCTTGCTGAGCGTAGCATGGTTGGTGGAGAAGCTATGTTTTTGCCCCAGGTTGGAGCAATTTCTAGCGGAACTTCCTACACGCGCGCTGCTGACACTGCTTATATTGATACGGTACACGAAACTCGCAAACTGACCGCAACCCCAACTCGTTGGGCAGATCTTATTGATATGCCTGACCGCAATCGTAGCGTTGCCGACTTCCTCGGACCGTATGTCGAAATTGCTTCTGCCTTCTTTGGCCGCTCTTACGACTCCACGGTTATCGCGGCTGCTCTGGACGCTGCAACTGCAAAAGTTGGTGGATCGACCTCTGAGTCTTCGGTTACCCTTCCTGCTTCGCAGAAGGTTATCGTTAACTTGAGTGGTTCTAACGAAGGCTTGACCCTTGCCAAGCTCATCGAAGCCAAGTCTATTCTTGGTAAGAATGAGACTCCAATGGGTGAGCAGAAATACTTCGTTCACCGCCAAGAGCAGTTGGACGACTTGCTGAACAACGTAAACCAAGTTAGCGATTCTGATTTCGCTGCTGTTAAGGCTCTCGTAAACGGTGAAGTTAATTACTTCATGGGATTCGAGTTCTGCCCGACTCAGTTGGTTGCTGTTGACGGAAGCGACATTGCAAGCACGTTTGCCTACACTCGTAGTGCTCTCGTAGCTGGTATCACGTCTTCGTTTAACGCTCGCGTTGAACAGCTTCCCACCAAGAACTACTCGTACCAAGTTTGGGCCGAGCAGGACATTGGTGCTACTCGCGTTCAAGAAGAAGGCGTAGTAGAGGTACTCTGCGATCAGAGCCCATAGGCTCTTTAAATGCTAGGTTTTCCTAGTCTCTTTAGCTCACCTCCTTCGGGAGGTGGGCCTGGGAGTTTAACATAAAAGAAGCATGGCAGTAACAAAAACCGATATAGTAAATTTGGCGGCAACCCATTTGGGTGAAAGAAGATACGCCGATCCTTTTACCGACACTAGCCCAACAGCCG